CAAAACAAACATCAGTAAAAGGTTGCAATTCCATCTGAGCAAAATTTCGTCGCGGCTGCGCCGCGAGTACAAAACTCTTAATGAAAAGCGCAACCACTAATGCGTGGATGTAAACCCAAAAAAGGGACTTATCGACTGCACCGATAAGATTTTAATCTACGTGGGAGTAGGATCACCAATGAGATTATCAATGGTGGGGCAACACAAAAAGTAATGACAAGTGAAGTCAGAACCAATGCCTGCGGCCGTTGACACCGTAGTGTAACCAACACGATCAGTTGTTGATGTGTTGGCAACTGCGATAGAGACCAATGCTCCTTGAGTATCCGTGGAATCCTTAGGTGAACCCTCAAACCAATTTGACGGATCCGACAACGTGAAATTATATCCATTGTTGTCAGGAATCGTGAATTGTACTGTAGGGGCCACACTCGTAGATGTGAGTGCCATACCACCCAAACCGTCACGAACATTCCAGATTGCTCCAAGGGCTGCTGTTTTAGCAGACAGAGAAGCTGTTCCGAGAACATTTGTGGTAAGGGATATAACACGGTTGGTGGCGGTAATGCTTCCGCTATCTGTTGTTCGAATGACACGGATGTCATCCGGTCTTACATCAGGTGAATTAACGGTCAACGTATAATTCACACCACCACGCACTCCTAGGTACATTGACGCTACCCAAGGAATGATGTGCATTGTGTTGAAAGCATAGGACGCTGTCCCTGACGCTGCAACAACTTTATTTGCACTTGTTGGAAAGGAAACACTCATGAAACCAGGTGTATAAGGGATCCGAAAAATACCCTTCCGATATATGTTCATCGCCTGCGTAGCACCCACAGGGAGCTGCACAGTGTCAACAACATGCGATCGACGCATGAGTTTACGGAGCGATAACACTGATTCACCAAAGTTTTGACCATAGCGATTTTCATCAGCTGATGGGCTGGAACCACACACACGCTCTGAAACATCCCCTTGTAATTCAAAGAAAGATGGAACATCAGTGTTCGGACCAGTATCACCAGCGGTAATGTATCCCTTTGGATTAGAGAATTCAAAATCATCGCCAGCTGAAACGTAAACAAGAATGCTTACAGGAGCAGCACTTGGTGCTTCGAGAGTGTTGTAAATGCGTACTGCTAACATACCATTATGGAATTCTCCATTTAAGCCTGTAACAGCTGCATTTTTCCAACCTGGATTGGAGGAATCTGTAGGGGTCCGCAACCAAGCCAATGGCTGATGATACGGAATCGTCAATGTAAAATCTGTGGTTTCTCCAATATCCAAAATATGAGTGTAACACTCATTGAGTCCAGGATCAGCGACAGCAATGTTCGCCAAAGGATCCCAAGAGATCTTGAGACGACCTTTGTGATATTTGGTACAAATGATCTTGAAACGAAGTTTGAGGGTCCCTCGCCAATTGTTAAACACATAACTCAAATGAGATAGAGGTGTATTGTAATGGCGCCAACCGACAGTTGTAGCAGCTGAGTTGTCAATGTTGATAACATCCTTCAATCCTGGTGATACAAGACTACTGAACAACAGGGTGCCCTCTGCATCAGTAGTGGCCCAACTAGTTGAACCTACAAAAGACTCCTTCTTCTTAAGATAATTGATACATAATTCATCTTGATTGTCAAGATTGAACAATGTTGGATCAATGGTAAATTCTGTCTTAGGGTCTAACGTAAGTTTCTGATAAGGGACACTAATTTCAGCTGTTGCTAAATGTGGTGCCGACATCTGATAGATGGGTGTCACATTTTCAATGTTTGGAGGATTAGTAAAACCGAAAATTGAAGCAATTTTCGATATCGCAGATGCTCCTATTTCTGTGGCGCGGGCAAATCTTCCAATCACTGGAATGTGTGTTAGATTACTCGCAAAATTAGCAACTGCTGTGGCCGGTGCTGACACTGGCCCATTTCCATATTCGTCACCCTGAAGGGCCAATTTTGAAGTGGCTCCCATGAGATGAACATCGGACATCCACGCCACCACTTTGATAGTGATGGACGTGGGTGCAGTTGGTAGTGCAACAGCAAGAGGACTGAAAACAAATAAATTTGCTGTACCCATGCGTTCCACATCAAGTGCTGTCGTGATATTCAACCAATTCTTGTGGTAAAAGAAAGGCATCTCCATTTCAC